AATTCGGTGTTTGGAGTAATATTTGCATTTTGTCCACTTTTAATATTCAAATCTGCTGTAAGTTGTGAGTAACTCGAATTTAATGTGGAATTACCAATTATATATAGAGTTTTAATATTATCTGTTGGTATTAATATACTTTTCCCCTTGCCAACATATCTATTCCACCTTCCATTAGAGCCGACATACATATTAATCAATTTGTAGTTGTATATTTGGCTACTATATGACGGAATAAAGTTAATATTATTGTCTATCTCTTCCTTATTAGATATGATCATATTCCTCGTTTCTTCATCATAAGGACTGCTATAAAGTACCTTAATAGTAAATGGTATAATAACATTTGATTGCACATCTTCGGCGAAATAAAAACCTATTGTGAAATACCCATCCGATGCAAATGAATCAATTTCAAATTCATTTTGACTACTTGTTTTTATCTCTGTTCCACTATTATCCCTAATTTGACATCCGTTATACGTTATACCTGATGGAAAGTTGGATTTATCAACGGTTATTTTGATTTTCCCTTTAGCGAAAAGAGTTTTTTCAATTCTTATAATCTTATTTTTTGTCCCCTCATTAATAATAGCTTCATTCTGTATTGATATGAAAGAAAACTCCAACTCGGAAACTTTTACAAATGTTGCAATGCCCAAATCTTGACTTTTCCAATTACCATTTTTGTTGGTAAAAACTAATACTTGGTCTGTCAATTCTATTCCTCCAAAATTGGCATAAACTCCCGGTTCTGATGCTAAATAAAAAACGTTTTGGTCGGGTGTACCGGGATTTGTTTCCGGATTTGCAATACCTGCAAATGTTGCATTACTTCCAACCGTTGAAATAATAGTCAATAAAGAATTTTGCAATATTGCCCCGGTAATTTCTTGGTTTCCGTTTGTTTTTATAACATTGGAAACCGCTTGTTTTAATTCTTTATAATTTCCCATAATTTAATAATTTAATCGTTGTTGAAATCATTATTGAAATCGCTGTTAAAATCTCCTTTGTTTGCTATTATATAGCCACGTCCTATTTTCTTGACTACCGTATTTGTTTTAAATTCAATTTCCACGCTTGCCAAATCTCCCTGCGTTTGCCATTTTGGGGTAATTAGAAACGTGTCGCAATCGTATTCCCTACCGTATTTGTCCGTTATATGAATGTAATCAGACATGCGGATAAATCTCATAACGTCGCAAAGAAACTCCGGTGCCAATATGGTACATTTAAACGTTTTTACTGATATTTGTTTTTCCGGAAAAAAATAACCGTCCCGTTCTTCGCCATCTTCTTCAAATTCATAATCCGGTTTTCCCAACTCTGTACAAAAATACAACGTATTTTTGAAATCCGGGTTTTTATATACTATTTGCCCGGCGTCAAATACCAAATTTTCTATATCCCACCATTGTATTTTTAAGTAACCGGAAACATCTTGTACAACCGTGAACATTTCAGAATACCATGTTTGCACGCCATCCGATAACGTCATATAATATATTCCGTCCAACTGATTTAATGGCATGGGTAAAATTGACGGGTACAATATAACATCATAACCCAACGTTTGAAACCGGAAAATCTGCAATCCGGTTTCTTTCATGTACGTTGTTATGTTTGCAACTTGCTTTCCGGTCTTTTCATACAATACCACTGACGTAACATTATTTGACCGTGTGTTTCTTATTATCTGAAACGGCAACAATCTATCAGCCGGGGCAAATAACGGGTAAATTGCGCCGTATGCGTAACTTTTTCTATGGTTCTGTTCATTTATTGACGTGTACCACGGCAATACGCTTATATTGTTATTCTGTATCATATTTCAACGTTGCTTTAATGTTTCGACTACACAAATTTACGCTTAATTTATCAACTTGACCGTTACCGATATACGTTTTTATTAGTTGCATCGGGTTTGGGTCGTCATTTGCCGGAAAACTAAACGTTTGTTTCTTCTTTCTCTCAATACCGTATGCGTAAACCTCGGAACCGTTTATTGATACACGACGGGCGGGTAAATCATATAACCAATACGGGGATTGCAGATTGATAAACGCCAAATATCCGTTTTGCAAAAAGTATTCGACCCCGTTAATAGTTTGGCGGGTAAATGGTAATATCCATTGCGACCCGGACGTTGGCGGAACGGCGGCAAACAAGGCGAACCCGTCCGAACTCATATTGCCGGGGTTTAACAACATCATATCAATATCGGACGTAAAGTTTGATATATTAATTTCCTCAACCTTTCCGGGCGTTACATACTTGCTTATTACTTGTATCGGCAACCCTTCAAATGCCGCCGTAACGTCGTCCATCCATTCAAATTGGTAACGTTCCGGCAAATCGACCTTATCAAACGAATATTCCGACGTGTTGAACGCCCACGGTTTCCCGTTGCGCAAATTCAATTCCTTTGTCAAATCGTGGCTTAATATAGCCCCGCCGGAATAGGAACCGCCATTGCGGAAATATTGGATATGTTCGATTTTAAATTTGCCGTCCTCAATGAACCAATAACATTTAAAACAATCCCGTAACATATTGGTAAATTGTTGTAAGGTCGTCGGGGCTTTTTGTGCGGGTTGCTGATATTCCCCGTTTATAATATTGGTTTTCTGTGATACAAGCAAACGGAAATTCAACCCGGATATTGGGTTGTTACCGCTGTATAAAAATTGACTGTATTCCGCCGTGGCTGCGTGTGTTATACCCGGTGCAATCTGATTGAGCAAAACGGATATACAAGACGCAACCGGGAACGCATCCCGCAAAGTATATGCTTTTCGTGCTTTTTCCTCTAATATCCAATCCATCAAATAAAACCCAAACCACAACGACGCATAACGCCACGTTGACCGGGCGATTGGATAAAACGTTTGTCCGTATATGGAATAAGGCGGCGCAAAATACTTTCCGTTGTCCACTAATCCCCACTCGGTCGGGGTATCTGAAAAGTTGTTTGAAATAAACGCCACGTCGATTGCGTAACCAATCGCACGCCTATAATTACGGTTATTATCAACTATATCATCGGCGGGCAATGGATATGTATTAAGGTCGTCGATTTTCTCCACGTCGCACAAATACCGGGCGTATATATTATAACTTTTCATATCGGCGTGCATTGTACCCGTTGCGCCGGAACCCTCAACAGCGGTTAAATCAAACTCCAATGTATCAAAAGGCGACGTTGTAACCTTTGTATAACGAAACATTGCCGTATCATCGGATTGTTTGCGTATCTCGACCGCAACAGCCCCAAACGGCACGCCGTCAATTCGTTGTTGTGAAATATAGATATAATAACTAACATTCAATTCCGGGTATAATTTCCCCTCGAATGCGTCCGCACTTGCACCCGTTGCCATTCGCCCGGTATAAAGCCCGGCTATTACCGCCGGGGAACCGTGCGACGTAATTTGTATTTCTTTCAAAATATTACATAGTGCAAAATGATAGGTTTGTATTAATGCGTTTTGGTCGGTCGTGGCGTTTGCGTCTTGTTCCCAATTCGTACCACCCAAAAAACACGAAACAATACTATCGCCCGGAACATATATTTGAATAAGCGGGCGTTTGTTTATGGTTATACGTTGGATTGACGGGGCTAATGTTATCAAATTGTATTCCTTTTCCAACCCTGCCAACACGTCGTTATAATCGTCGATTGCATCCGGTTGTACAACTACCTTTTTATCGTAATCGGTAAACGTGCAATCGGTTTTCATAAACTTACCTTGAAAGTATTGGAACCATGTACGCCCGCCGTCGTCGCTCTTTTCAATGCAATACAAAAATTCCGTATCGAATGATTGGCGGTTAATGTAGTCGTAATCGTCCCGAACAAAGGTAATTTTGCCGGATAACTTGGCACGATAAAACCGTTGGTTCGTTTCTAATTCGTATTCTTTTGCCAAATCGTCCTTATAAATCGGATGCACGGTTTGACCTTGTAAGACGTTCGGGGCGTCCAACGTCCCCAACTTCAACCATGCCGTCCCGTTGGCATATTGCGCTTTGCTTACATTAAACCGGATATATGCGGCGTTGCTCGGTATATCAAATTCCGTATTTGTGGCGGTCGGGTCGCTTCCCCAACCGCCGATAATCTTTTTATTGCTGTCATAAAATGCGCCCCCGGCTTGCGGGTTGTAATTCTGAAACAATTTGCGGGGGTACACGTTACCCACCGGAACAAAAGTACGGGTATAATAGAAATTTGTATTATTCCCGTTTATGTTCCCGGTTGTATTACTTATCGCCCCGTTTGCCAAAAACGCATTTACGAATGAATGTCTATAAATCGGGTTCATATCAATTTTTAATTTTACGTGTCAAATTCTTGTAAACCTCAATAACATTGCCGTTACCATCGACGTAACGACGGCGGCGGTTTTGTTCCTTAATCTCTCTTACATCGTCTTTCAAATCCCGCAAATCCGGTGCGTTGTTTTGTTGAACCGTTACATTAATGCCGTCGGTATTGTAGGCATTAAGGTACTTTTGGGGGAATGTTCCCCGGTTCAAACTATTTATTACGTCCGGGATTAAACGACGGAAACGGCGGGAATTACGTTTATTGATAACGGCGAAAAATTCCCCGCCCTCGGCACGCCTCCGGGTTCCATCCGGTTTGGTTCCTAAATCAATATCATTTCCGCTTTGGTGCGAACCGCCCTCCAAAAGTTCAACGGTACCGTCGCCGTATGTTTCCGTTCCTCCGGTTCCTCCGGTCTGTTTTGCCAATTGCGCCGCCTTGATTTTAGACGCTGCAAAACTCGCCCACATTACGGCAATTGCAGGTATTGCAAACGGGAAACCTAATTGCGACCATATCAACGCCGTTGCTGTTACCATGTTTCCGATTTGCTGCAATGTTTGTATTGCTGCCTGCTGTTTTTGCGCTTTCTGTTGTTCTTTCAACGCCTTTTCTTGGTTTTTCTTTGCCAAATCCAACTCCTTTTGCGCTTGTACAACATTATTGGCGTACCCGTTTGCCCTTGCTTCCAATTCTGCATCCAACGCCGATTGTGCGGCGGAAACCTCTTTATCCGCTTGCTCAACGGCTGCATCTGCTGCGGCAACACGTGCCGCCGTGAATGTATTTAACGCATCCAATGCGTATTGCATAGACGTATTAATTGCCTCTTTTTGGTCGTCGTCCAAATTAAGCCCAAACAAACCGTAAATGTCTGTTCCTCGTTCCTCCCCTTTGGATTGCTCAATTTCTTGGTCTATTTTTTTAATAGTGTTTTGAATTGTTTGTACCTCAACATCAGACAATTTATTGGCGGCTTGCTGATTTAATTCTAAAACCTTTTGCAAACGTTCCTTTTCTGCTTGCAAACGAAATTGAGTTTTCCGGGCTTCTGAATTTCTCAACAAATCAAACTCCGATTGTGCCAACGCTTGTTGTTGGTCGAATATCTGTAATTGCGCTTGCAAATATTCGTCCGCAATTCCGGCTCCCTTTGCGTCAAAACTTGCATTAATCGCCCCGGCGTCTTGCTGTTGCCCGGTCGGTTTCTGTTGGTTCTGTAATAATGCGGTTTGTCTTTCGTTTTCCAACAACTGCATCCGCAATTGTCTTTCCTGCTCGCTTCCCTTTTTGACTGCTTGCAAACGTAATTCAATGCTTTCTTTCTGCAATGCCAATTCTTGCAACTGCCGTTCTTGCTCTATTTTCAACAACGCCTCTGTCTGCTGCTGTTCTAACGCCGTAATTGTTGCGTTTATCGCCTGCCGTCCGGTTTCGTTCAAATCCTTTTCGGTCTGTAATTGGTGTTGCAAATCCTCAATCTGTCGGGAATACTGATATTGCGTTTGCTGCCTACGCTTTGCCCATTCGTCGGTTTCCAACTGCAATTGTGCATCCTGCAATTTCCGGGTTGCCTCCAAATTCTTTTTATAAGCCGCTTCAATTTGCTTTGCTTGTTGTTCTGCCGCCTTTTCCGCATCGCTTTTACCCCTTGGCGTTACGGTTGGGTTCTGTGTCGTTACGGGCTTATTGTCTGTTTGTGGCGTCGGGGTATCTCCAACAGAAACCGGGATTGTTAACGGTTTTATTTTCTTTTGCATACCCTCCAAACCCTCTTGGAAATTTTCTGTTATGTCTTTAACTTGGGCTTTAACCAAATTTCCGTACGCTGCTGCATAATCTGCCAATCCTTTTTTTACGTCGTCAAAATCTAACGTAAACGCCCCCTTTAATGCGGTTCCGGTTGCTTTGACTATATCAATAAAGAATCCAAACAAATTTCCCAACGTATCAAATGTTGTTTTGAATCCGGCAACAATCCCATTCCAAATTGCACGTATCAAAACACTTTCATTGTATAACTCAATCAAGTAATTGACAACATCAATAACCCCTTTTATTATCGCCGTCAATCCTTGGTTAACAAAAACTTTTGCCTGCGTTGTCAACGTTTCAAAATTTCCTCCGGTTGCGTCAAACAACCCGGATAATGCGTTTTGCAACTCAATTTGGCTTTGCAATTGTTCCTCCTGCAATTGCGCCAAAACTCCGGCTTTCCCTTTTACTTCATCCATGTTTGTTGAAATATCTTTCAACGTGCGCAAATACTGCAATCCGGCGTCCTCTCCGGGCCCCCCGAATATATCTGCAATTGCAGCCCCGACCGTTGCCGCATTATCCGGCAATTCTGCCAATTTTGCGGAAACGTCTTGTATAACATCGAACGTTGTTTTGGTTCCGGTCTGCAAATCTTTTTGAACTTGTTCCGACGAAATACCGATACCGTCCAAAGCCGCCGCCGTCGCCGTCGTCATTTCACGCAAACGCAAATTTGCCTCCTTAATTGCGTCAACGCCTTTGTCCGAAAAGATACCCATTTTGTTTGTTTGGGCTACAATCGCAACAAATTGGTCTGCTGATATTCCAGCCTCTTTGAAATATGCCGGGTATTCTTTCAACGTGTCTAAAAATTCCCCGTTCGCATCGGCTCCGGACAAAAAACCATCCTTAACCAACTGCAATGCCTCATTTGCAGAAATACCAAATTGTTTTGATAATGCGTTTGTTGCAATCAATGTTTCCCGGAAATCTGCGCCGAACGAATCTGCGACGGCTTGCACCTCATTTCTAAACGCTTTCAAATCATCGCCACTTTTCCCGGTAAATTGTTGCGTCAATCTCGTTGCCTCAACTAACCCGGCGTTATAATCGTACCACCATTTAAACGCCGCACCCGCCGCCGCAATTCCGGCAATCGCCAAAAAAACCGGGTTTGAAAGTAATCCCAACAAAGTTTTTCCCAATGCTTTTGCCCCGTCGCCAATAGCTGTAAAAACGGCTTTACTTTCAGCCCCGCCACGTCCTAACGCCAAAAGACTTTCGCCAAATGCGCTATTTAAACCTAACGTTTCTTTTAATTTGTCGCCATACGCAATAATTGCGTCGGACGCCTCCGTATAATTTCCGACGTTCAATTGAAATTTCCCGGTTGCTTCCTGCAAACGTTTCATTTCTTCGTATATTTCTTTGGTCTGTTCAACTAACTTTCGCCCCTCCTCGGTGTTTTCCCGTTCGGCTTTAGTCATGTTGTTTAAATAAATCTTATTCAATGAATATTGCGCCGATAAACGGTTATAACTACCCTCGGCGGATTGATTTATTTTGATAATCAATTTATTTATTTGGTTCGCTTCCTGCTTTGCCAAATTCAACTCCGCTAATTTTTTGGCGGCGTCGCTTTCAGCAAACGCCAATTCTTTTTGCGCACGTGCCAAACGGTCGGCGTCGTCGGCGGCTTTCTTTGTCTTTTTCCGCCCGTCCTCCGTGGCTCCGGAAACCTTTTGCAATGTAGCCGCCAATTGAATCGCCTCGGCTTTGATACTTGCCAATGCGTCCGTATATGTGTCTTTTAACTCGGTCAATTGTTTTATCAGTTCCTCAATTGAATTATCCGGGCTGATTAAATCTTTATACTTTATCGGATTATTATCTGCCATAGCAACTATTATTTAAAGTTATTTTCGGGAAATTTCCCCGTATTTCGATTTTCTTTTCTCAAACGTATATTTTATTATCTGCCGGGAAATAACGCCGGAAATCGCTTTATTTTACGTTTTTCTGTTTTTGGGCTTTTCTCGCTTGTTCTTTTACATACTCAAATGCGTTGTAATATTCCAATACGGTAAATCTTTTCGGGTCAACGTGCAAATTCTGCGACAATATCAAACACATATTTTCAAATTGTTTGTCGTATCGTATTTCTACGCTGTCGGCTCCCGAAAATGATTGCGGATTGAAATACGTTATCAACTCTGCTGTAATTTCGTCAATTCTTTTTGCATCCGTTTCGGTTGCTTCCCCGGCTATGATTGTGCGCAATAAAATAACCGTTCTTTCTTTCAGTTGGTCGAAATACTCTTTTAATGCTGCATCATCAAATATCCGGGGAAAATACAACCGCAATTCTTCATCTATTTTTTTTTTAACCGCTTCCAAATGGGCGGTTAATTCTGCGTTCGGAACATCGGCGAACAAATCAACTATCTTTTGCAATCCGTCGTCTGATAAATCATTGCACGGGTTCCCGTCAATGCTCTTTACTAAAACCGCAAAAGATAAATACCGGGGCGAAATCTCGGATTGTATGAAATACACATTTTGGCGCATATTCTCTAACTCAACCGTCGCCAACTGCGGGGTTTTGCTGTGTGCATATCTTATCGTCTTTTCAATATGTTTATCGAAATCCGCCAAATCTGAACCAATCCCGGCGTCAACTAACAACATTTTGTTGTACTTATGAAATCGAATAATCGGCAAATCCTCTATTGCATCGTACAACTCAACTTTCTTTCCATTAATATCAACGGTTCTCATAGCAATTTACGTGTTATCATTGTACTACAAAAGGGAACGCCCAATAATACGGGGTTCCCGGTCATAATCAGCATAAGAACGGACAAAATAACGCCCGCCCACCACGACAAACAGAAATCGCAACTAAACATCTTTGCAAAGAAATCGTTCCCGTGAACTTGTACCCATTCAATAACGCCCCATTTGCGCAATAATGTAAGCACAAAAGCCGCCAACATTGCGACCAATATAACGTAAAAAATAAATTCTTTCATAATCTTACAATTTACATGATTCTCCAATACTTAATTCTCCATAGAACCGGAACCCGCCGTACGGGTGCATTAAAAATTGGTTGTCTATTTCGTCCAAAGAAAAACCCCGGTAAATATTTTCCGCCAACTCATAAACCTTTGTTATTTTCAAACGCCCATGTTTCAGCCAAAAGCCTCCGTTCAACACGTCCAATATTTGCCGCTTAACTGCTTCTTTGTTCCGGTCGCTCGCATCGTTGAATATCTTCCGGAAATCAAACCAAAAGATAAGGGAAAACGAGGTTTTTAGCCCTATTGAAACGCCGGATTCCCAACTAACGTCCTGCGGGTCGTCAATCCAAAAAAACGAAAAATTCCCAATATTTGCATCCGGGGTTACTTCTATATAATCGTTTCGCCCTACATAAACGCACGGGGTAAAATAACGTTTCCGGTTCCCGTCATATTTAACAAGTCTTTCAGCCCGTCCAAATGCTTTGTCCAACCACGGTAAATTATCAACCAATCCGGTTTGTATATTTCCAATGATTCTGTCTAATAATTCCGGGTTCGCAATTACCGGGGCTTTGTTATTCGCTGCCATATATCGTTTTTTTTGCCTCTGTTATTAAATCCGGGAAAATATAATGCCATATAAGGATTTTAATATTTTCGTCCGTTAAACCTAAAATTTGGCGTCCATACTTTTTTATTAATTCCTCGGTTTTCCAATCCGCCGCCTTAATTTCAAATTGTTTGTCGCCAACTTCCAAATAAAAGCTACTTTGAAAATCGCCCTCATCCCTTAACGTTACCCGGTTTGTAGGCTGTCCCTTTGCCTCTTTGATTGCAATTGTTACCGGGCTATACGGGGCGTAATCCATGATTGAAACGCCCAAACGGTTAACGCCTTGTTCAAACAATTGTTCCTCGGCGTTCATATCTATTATATACGCCTCGTTGTCCCATATTATTTTTTGCACTAACCGCCCGGACGTTAATTCATCGTTGAACTTAACGACCCGTTTTAATAAGTCGTCAATTTTTCCCATTTACAATTATTCTTTAAAATTATATACAACTTTCATTTGAAATTATATATTAAACAGTTCTGTACCTAACGCCATGATTGTTACAACTCAAACAAATGCGGTCTAATCCTTGCGTATCTAACCGCAAAGCCTCATACGCTTTTTTAAGGTCATAACCCAACCCGCCGGGACGAACCCCGGACGTATTGCCGTCCAACTCATACAGAATATCGGTGCGGCTTGCATTTGACTGATTGCGGTTAACCCTAACGTTGGGATTCATTGCTAACGTTCGCAAACCTATTGCCGCAACCTGCCTTTGAATAACGGTTTGGAACATCTGCCGTTGCGAAATAATAAAGTCGGTCAAATCGCAACCAACCGTTATTTCGCAATTTAGCCCGTAATTGTGGGTATTTGTGTACATAGTATAAGCCACGTCCCATAATTCCGGGTATTGCTCGAATGTTTCCGGGGCGTCAACCTTAAACGGGGAAACCTGCAAATACTTTGTCATTTCTCGCCATGTTTCGACGGAACCAATGTTGCACGTTCCGCACGGCTCCCGGCTCCAATCCTTAGATACGTTTATTGCTTCCATCCCGGCGGGTAATTCGTCTTGATTATAGCAAAGAAACCATGAACCCCCGGCGTTGTTTGCGTCGCTGATATACGGCAAATAACAATCGGTCAACGGAAACCATTGAAAGCCGCCATTTGTAACGGTAAAATCCAAATCGAATGTTTTTACCGGGTCAATCTGCGACGAATGAAATAAATACATTCTTACCTTTCCGGTCGCTCCGGTCATTTGTAGCCCGATTTTCTCAATTTTGGTTGTTACCCCCATACTACGAACCGGAACAATTTCAAATCCTACTAATTTATGGGTATTTTGAATTGTAGCCCGGATTCTGCCGGAACCATCAAAAAACGTTTTTCTTTCTAATAAATTGCGGGTTTCCTTTTCCAACTGCTTAATCTGTGTAAACGTCTGAACAACGGTTGCAATTCCGTTTAATGTCAGTCTTTCCAAAAAGTCAGAAAAAATGTTGTATGGTCGCCAATACGGGTTTCCGTAATCGTCCCGGCTGTAATCTTCGTTAAAATCGCTCGCCGTCGGTTCCTGCCCGGTATTATCTATTTTAGCAATCCAAAATATATTGTTATGCTTTACTTTTTGCCCGGCTTTATACGGCAAAATCAAATTCCATTCCGGATATTGTAGCCCCCAATCGTCCGGCATTATTGCCTGCATATTATCCAACGTCAAAAGCGGGTGCGCACCTTGAAAGTACAACCCGCTTTCGGTCTGTGTCAAATGTTCATCAATGAATGTTTTCGGGTTGTATGATTGTTCCCAACCTACGACGTTCAATAATGCTGCTTGTATGTCTTTTATTCGATACATAATGCAATAAAAAAAGGGACGGGGGAAAACCCCGCCCCCGGTTATACAATCCTTTTACCTTATGTTATGCGCCGGGAAATGCTGCGGCGTTAGTTACATAAACAGGCATACCCAAAGGTTCGTTTTGGTCACGTGCTGCAATCTGCGCTTTGATAATCGGATTTGCAACCTTTGTTGAGTCACTGTTATAAGCAACCAAAAAGGCAACATCAACACTAAATCCGAAATACTCCTTAACGGCGCAAGTCAAATCCTCTGTTGCTGCTCCTACTGTTGCACTTTGGTCGCCAACCGAAGTATAGTAATGTGAACCAACTGGCAAATCAATCATCGGCAAACGTACAACATCCCATTCATGGAAATTGGCACGTGTACGGCGCAATGCTTCACGGTCAACACGGGTTAACACGCCAACGTTACCATCTTCAACAGCAAAGAATGTTCCATTTTGGCTTACTTCGTTTGTCACGTTGTTTGTGTAATGGAATTTCTTTCCGGCGTATTCCAACTGTTTGTTTACGTCGTTTGTCGCTCCATGCTGCGCCAACTTGCGAACCAAACTTTCGATTCCGGCGTTGCAAACGATATGCGGCATACGTGGGTAACAATTGGCTCTCATAATTGGGTCAATGTCGCCCAAAATTTCGGTTGCCATTTCCTTTTTAACTTTGATAACGTTACCGGAAAAGTCATAATTCAATTCGTCTTTCAATACCTTCGTTTTCTGCGCTTCCAACGCTACAATTGCGCCTTTGTCTAACGCATCAGCCAACGCACGTGTATATTTTTCCATTTTACGGTAAAAGTCGTGTTCATACGAAATTTCATTGTTCGTATAAGCCGCCGGAACCATAGTAAAACCGATTGTGTATGTTGTCCACACAACGGTATAAAGTGCGGACGTATTTTCGTCGTCCTCAATTACACATGAACGGACGTTGCCAACGGTAACATCGCCATCGTAATTGATAACCGGGATTTGCACGGTATTACCCATTGAGGCAAACGCCCTTTCCCTCAACTTTGGGCTAATAATGGAATTTGCGGCGTTGGTTTGCTCAATAAAGAAATCCAATGCGCCATACTCACACGGGCGGGTCATATTGCGGTCAAATTCCGGGTTCTGAACTCGCCAATTCTGTAATCTTGTTGCAATTAAACTCATAATGTTTTATTTTAAATTGTTATTAATGCGGGTTTACCCTTTACCCGTGGTTGTTTTATCTCTCCGGCAATGCTGCAATATTGTTGTCTTTCCATGCTTGCGCCATTGCATCCTCAAACTCTTTGGAACCTGCGGTCATTCCCTGCGCCATCAGATTGTTACTAATTGCGTCGTATGCTTCAACACGTGTTTTGCATCCTGCAACGTCAATTACTACGCTACCGCCTGCGCCTCTACCTCCCGGCGGGATTGTTCCGCCTCCCGGCTGTTGGCGTCCTTTGTCAATTATTCCCATTGCGTCCAATTCACGGGTTAACAACTCGCCCGGCGTAAATGGGTTTAACTGATTGTTCGGGTTTCTCATAATCGCCCCGGTTTCGTCCTTAAACGCCAAAATTTTGCCGCCTTTGCCATCGTCGATATATTCCGGGTTCATTCCCTTGATTTTATCGTTAGCCTGCTGCAAAATAACCTTTGTTACACTTTCCGGCAAACCTGCCTTAAATTTAAGCCCTGCGGACGCTGTTTGCAATTCGTTGTCTATCTTAATGCCGAACAACTCTTTGGCGTGGTTTTCTTTTTCTGCCTCAAACTTTTTGTTCAACTCTGTATATTGAGTTGTAACGTTTGCCAAATCTGCTTTTGCCTGCTTTAATTGCTTTGCGGTTTCTGCATCTGCTCCACCGTCGGCAATTACTTTTTCCAAACGGGTTTTCTCTTTTGTCAATGTTGCAATCTGTGATTCCAACCCGGTAACGCTTTCCGCTTTTGTCTTAAAATCTCCCAACACACGTTTTGCGTAATCGTATGTTTTTTCAGTTCCGTTTTTCTCAACTCCGGACGCTGCCAAAATATCCACATCCAAATTGCCGTAAATTTCCCCGGTTTTCTTTGCTATTACACTATTTTCGTCATTCTGTGATAACGTTGTAATTGCGTTAATCTGTTCGTCAGTCAAACCGGACAAAGCCGCATTCGCTACCAAAATTTCTTTTGTTAATGCCATAATATTACCCTTTTATTATTAACTCAAACTAAATACGCTCAACGCTCCGGTATTGCAATCTACCAACGCAACCTTATATGTTGGTGCCTGCGGTGTTGTTACGTCTTTCGACCATGCCAACACCTTTGATTTGTTTGTTACTTTTGCCGTTTCCGGTGTTACTACAATAACATCGTTAATCGTTCCGGCTTCAATACATTCTTTCAATTTCTTTTTTGCGGCTTCGTCTATCATCGCAATTGGTTTCGTACTTGTAACAATCAAATTGTCCTGCTGTGCAATCTGTGCCATATCTTTATAATTTTTTGGTTTAACTTATTTGTTTGTTTCCGGCGCATCCTGCTTTGCTTCCGGTGTTTCCTTTGATTTTCTTCCCGGCTTTGCCGCCGTTGCCAACAATTCCTCGGCTTTCAGTTCTGCAAGAATTTCGGCTTTCATAGCTTCTTTCATTGCTTTTTTCTCTGCCTCTGCTTCCTCTGCTTTGGCTTTTGCACCGGCTTCGGCTTTCTTCTGTTTTTCTGCCTCCAATTTAGCCTCGTTTTCCTGCAACCATTTGTTCGGGTCGTGCATTACATCAACGGTAAAACCCTGCTTTCTCAAATTGTGCAACCCAAAAGATTCAAAGAACTTTTTGCCGAAAACCTGCATACGTGGTTTTGAAATTCTTTCGCCCGTGTCTTGGTTGAATTTCTTAACCTCAATTCGGCAATGATAACAATCTTCCTCGCCCTTTGGTACAATAAAATTTCCCGGGGTAACGTCTAAAATATTGACGTCTTTAATTTGCCCCTCCTCTGTTCTCACTTGCATACTCGTAAAATTTATTAGTTATTACTTTTATTTTCTCGGAAAATGGTATTTGCGTTCCAAATTCCAAAATATTTGTATTTTCTCGCTCAAATCTGCGAACAAAATTAGCAAAATTCAGTTTTACACGCAATTCCGGTTCGCTAATTATCTGTTGCCCATATAAATTTAATACCTCGGCACGGGTTAAATGTCGGTACGGCTCCAATTCTGCCAACACTAACATACGTTGTAATTGGGTCGAGTCGTTCCGGTACTCCGTTTCGATAATTTGGTTTTGCATTGCGTCCAATTCTGCCTCACTTGCTCCGGTTTCCTTTGCTAACTTGTAACGTTCCCGCAACTCCATTGCATCGTAAATATAAAATTCCGTGCCTAAATTGATTTTTGCAGAAACAAACAAATTGCCGTACCTCAATCGGCAAACCGTTTCATCAACGAATTGTTGCGCTGCCTCAAATCCTTTCTTTACCCGGTTTAAAATTGTGCTTTGGCTCTCAAAATTTGCTTTTATCTGTTGTTCGTTCAATGCGTCCCGTGTTGTTATTTCCTCATTCGTTCCGACAATAGACGTGATAATATTGTTGCGCAATCGCTCTTCCTCGGCAACATTATAATCCAAACTATTACGGTCAACGGTCAACATCTGAACCGGGTTGCGCAAATCCGGTTGTTTGTCGCCATCGGGAACGGGTATTTCAACAAAAGAACCAACCCCGGCAATTCGTTTGTCGCCACATTTCGGGCAACGCTCTAATATCCCGGCTTGGTCTAACTTGTAACGTCCTTGTTTGTCTTTCAAAAACCCGCCGTCGCAATAATCGCCATTTTCTGCGTTGCTGAAATCGCAACTTTGTTCATAGCCGGAATAAATAGGATATGAACCGTACATATCCAAATGCCGTTTTGATATATGATAAAACAGATACCAATCCATGCTTTCCAACTGCTCGGTCAATGGCGACGCCTTAACATCGGGTTCCCTCAAACTTATTGCCTCATTCCAAAAGAAACGGGCGGGGGTATAACCTAAATCGTGGGGGCTGTCAATCAGCAAATCGCCAATATTCCCGTCTTTCTCCGTAAATACCCGGTATCTCTCATCGTCAATTACTGCAATACGTTTGTCGTCCTGCTTGAAAATTATCCATCGCATAACGCCCGTTATCGGGTCTGCATCAAACGTTATTACCTGCTCAATTGGCAACCAATAGAAATACGGACGGGGGTATTTATCGGCGGCGTCTTGCTCCGTTGGCAAATCCACAATTAGAACGCTGTTAATTTCGGTTTTGAAATATTCCCACCCTTTAGAACTCCAAATTTCCGGCTCCCTTAAAACGTTCTGTCTATAATACTCCCAATCGTCCCTTTGTCCGCTCTCCATAAACTGATAATTGAACGCCGGGTTACGACCGTCAAAAATTCGGCTCAACTTATCAAAGCAAATTCCCGTTACCTCGTTGGTCTTAACGGGGTAACGGAAAAGAGTTTTGAAAATTTTAAACTTATCGTCGGGTATAAGGTTTGAAACGAAATTCAGAAAATCCGTTAACGGTTGACTGATATACGGCGCAACAAAGGTTTCGGCGTGAAACTTAATGCGCTGTTGGTGTACAATCGCACGGTTAATCGTCGCCCCTTTCTTTTGCTCCGTAATCTGTTTTTTTATGTCGTTTATACCTAATCCCATAATCTTTGCTAAATTCAAAATTTGAGTTTTCCGGCAACTGCCATCCGCCGTTATTTCCCATCATCAACAAACGTTCGGCGTGCGTTATCTCAAATTCTCGTTTCATATTGTGTTGGGGACAAACCAATAAAACTTTTGTTGTCTTTCCCATAACCAACCCCCTTATTGCTATGGTGCCGCTTTTAAATCTGTTAGCGGGTTGAAATCCTCCGGAACAATAATTGCCAAATCATCCGACCAATTCGGCAAAAATGTCCATTGAATGTTGTTGCTATCCGGTGCCTCATATCCGCCCAATGTTTTATCGCCGATAAACAAAGAACGTATTGGAATCGGATAATGGGTTGTTGCTGTTTTTGCGTCTTGAATTGCTCCAATTGCGCCGTTTTCGTCAAACAGATAAACGCCCAAATTGTCGCCCCAACTTTCGCACTGCAATTCTTTCAAAGCCTTGATAATTTTCTGTGGCAACTTTCGCATAACCCCGGTAAATGGCGTTGGCTCACGTCCCACAATTTCCTCAACGCCTCCCAATGTTTCGTTACCACCTCCAAACGTTCTTGCTGCGCCTGCTTCTGCTGTCGGGGCTTGAATGTATGGGGAAATAACAATCTTTGTATCATCGTCAGCCGACAACAACGGCATCCACGACGCTTTTTTTTCAATACCTGCATCGGTTTTAAATGAATTTTTTTCTCCGGTGCTTTTGTACAATCTTTGAAATGCTACTTTCTGAATCTGCCCAAAACTTTCCGGGCAATTACTTACGGGAATATCGGGCAAAGCCGTACCCGCCGGACACTTACAAATCATAATCCTAAAATTTTAATATTTAAAACTCGTTTTACTATCTCCGGGGCTAACTCTTTACCCCATTTATCTTTTGCAAAGATATAATATTTTTCCGTTAAACTCTTGCGTATATGGAATAAATTGTTAGTTACGACGTTTAACGCCCCTTGTTGCTTGGCTGTATGGTCGTGTATCGCCGTCCGCCAACTCTTTTTCGTATATTCCGGTCAATCCGTCCTCCGGGTCGTCGTGCGTATTGGCTCCGAAATTGCGCAAAAATCCGGTTACATGGTCGTAAACGGCTTTGTACCGGGTTTCCCAACCGAACGGCATAATTATATGTTGATTAACCATTGCGGACGCTGTTATTATCCGGCTTTCCTTGTTGCCCCCTTGATAAAACGGGTCGGTAATCGCCCGGACTTTCTTTTTGATAACCTTTTCATAACCCGCACCACCGTTGTTGCTCTCAACCCACGCTTTTTGCGTCCCGTTCCGGTTAATCATCGCCGGGACGGTTACGGTTGTAACGTCCGTATTTTCGTCCGTCATTTCCATATCTGTAATAAGGGCAAACAATATCGGCTCCATGCGCTTTGTTTTCTCGTTGAAAAACAGATTGTCGGACTTATACACGTCATACGTTGCGGCAAACAACAGGTCGTCGCCCTCGTCGGCAACGTCAATGTATGCGCCGGAACGAATGTACGTGCCGTAATCGGATTTTTCGACCCACGTTTTGAAAGGTTGGTACAATCGGCCCTCGGCGGAACCGGGGTTGCCTTGATACAGGCATTGAAATTGCACCGGGTCTAATGCCTTTTGCGCTTCCAACTTTTGCTTACTGTGTCGGCTTTCCCATAATGCCGCCCCCGGTTCCCGTGGGTCTATCTCGGTCGGTTCCCCGGTTTTCAACCCCTCAAAGTTTATGCGCACCCACGCCCCCGGCGTTACGTCCTCCAAATCCGCCCAACACTTAACATCAATAATCGTTTCGCCGCTCTTTTCAATGCGCCCTATCAAATCGTCGTCGTGCCAACGGGTAAATACAATCAATTCTTGACTATCATTGTGTAAACGGGTGCGTACAACGGTCGTGTACCATTTCCACGCCGCCGCCCGTACTATCGGGCTGTTACCCTCGGCGTAATCTTTATACACGTCGTCCAATATCGAAACGTCCACGGTTTTAGACGTCAGCGAACCGCCACGACCGACGACACGCAACGACCCCTTACGCCCGACCATTTCGATAACATCGGAATTGCGCAAATAGGTATTCGCCATTGTTACGACGTTCGACCCATTTAAGTACGTGCCGGGGAATAATTCACGATACCGGGGCGTGTCGATTATTCGTTGAACGTCCCGGTTAAAATCCCGTGCGATTGTCGCCGCATACGAACCGATACATATTTTGCGGTCGGGGTCTAACCCCAACATAAATGCGGGTAATTTGCGGCTTGACCCCTCCGATTTGCCATGTTGCGGCGGCTGTTGTACAATCATCTTTCGTATTTTGCCATGCGCAAACATATCCAACAGGGTATAATATACAACATGAAACGGTTCCAATACCAAATCCGGTTGCATATACCGGGCAAAGTTGATAAGGCGTTTACGGGCGGCGGCTTTAACAAGCAAATCCGGTTGTTGCCGGATTGCGTCGTACATCTGCAATAATTGTTCGTTGTTCATTGCTTTGCTCCTTTCTCCCATTTAGAACACGCCCGGCGACCTCGGACAATGTAAAATTCGTAATGCGGGCAACGTAAACAAATCGGGTTCCCGTTTAAATCCCGGTGTCTATGGTCGTCCGTTATCCATTCGGAAAAACGGCACGTATCGCAAATCTCGGTTTGCCATTCCGGTTGCTTGGTTCCCGGACGGGGTGCGGTTATTCTCTTTGCCATTATTGCGCCCCTCCTTTCTCCAACAATGCCTTTTGATATTCGGCGGACTGCAATTTATCAGCCAAAGCAAACAACATATCGTCCGGGATTGCCTTAACATCGTACTTTGGTTTATCGTCGTCGGTCGTGGCGTTATATCCGGGTATCTCAATTTTAACGGGTGCATCAAACCCTAACATCTTTGCCCTGCGTTGCTGAATGTTCAAAAGCAAATCCAAAAACCGGGGGTTCCCGGCGGACGTTTCGGTTGCGGTTTCATTGTACCCGTAATATTCCGGGTCGCCGTCCTCGGCATCGGTTTTGATTGGTCGCCCTTTGTTGGTTTTCTCTTTGGTGCGCATCTTTCCGGTTTTCGACGCCTCCCACGCCTCCCATGCTTGTTGCTCCATCTTATCCAATTTGCGCAATTCTTGTGTAACGTATTCGTCGATATTATCCAACCGTTCCCGTTTCCACTCAATAAGGCATTGTTGCAAATCGTAATAAACCATTTGAAAGGTTATTGTATAACCCATTCCACGCGCGGACAAATCCCGGTTCAATGCGTCCGCAATTTCCCGGTACGAATACCCACGCAAAAACAAATCGGAACAAAACCGAATGTCGTAAATTCGTTGTTCCTCGGAACGTTTATTATAGCCTAATGGCTTCTTTCTCTTTTTCATAGTCAAACCTCCTTTGCCGTCAAATCGTACTCCCATACATAGCCGCCCGCCGTTTTATATACTCCTTTACAACATCGGGTAATCGTTATATTTTTTATTCCCGTTTTTCTTTCCGCTTCCCTTATGGATTTATACCGGGCAATTTCGTTTCCGGCTTTTGAACGTTGTATTACAACTTTAGCAATTTTATTATGTTTGCCGTTATATGTATTATTATACTGATTATCGCACCACTCCAAATTATTGGCATTATTATTAAACTTGTTTTCGTCCTTATGATTTATTTGTTTCCAATTATTTGGATTTGGAATAAATTCCATTGCAACTAATCTATGTACCATTAATGCAGTTAGTTTGCCGGACTTATATAACCTTACCTGCAAATAGCCCTTACCGCTTACTGTTGGCTTTAGCAACTTACTTTTTCCAGTTCTTCCATAATTGAGGCTTTTTACATTACCATAATTGGATATTTGGTAATTCTCAAAACCGGATATATCTTTCCAAACTTCCATATCTTTTTTTGCAAAGATAATAAATGTTTTTCGTTTGCAAGTTGTTTGCGGGGAATTTCCATTTTAAGAGGCTTTTGTTATTAACTCAATACTTTTATCGTCTTAATGGTTATCTTTCAACCACGGGGTAAATTTACGGCTTTTCCGGTACATTGCCAACCGTTTGTTCTCTCTCACATATAAACGGCAAAACCCCGGCTTTGTTTCCGGGGCTATTGCTCTATCGTCCTATTCCATTTTCATACTTTCCGTTTGAGCAATGAAAATGCGGTTCAACTCCTAATGTGATTTTATACGTATGCCCGTCTTTGGTTTCTTTCAACGCTAAACATACCGGGCGGGGTTTCCCGTTTATCGGATATTCCGGGTTAAAATAACGACACGTCCCGCATATCTTTTCGGGCTTCGATTGTCCGGGGCAATTACTTTTTCCCATTGTTGCCCCCTTTCCTTTTGTTCTTTGCCCGGCGTTTATCCCGTGGGTTCCTTTTCGGCATTTCGACCCGGTGTATTTCTACTTTGGAACCGGGGAACATCTTGCCGAAAAATTCCGCCATTGCTCGCACCTCCTTTGGGACGTCGAACGCCTCCGGCTTCTTATGCTCCGGGCAAATCCCCCGAACCGGGCAATTGTCGCAATCCTCATTCCGCACAACCTCGCCCGGCTTATCGGCTTCTTTGAACCCGTGCCAATTGTCCCTCCGTGCGGACGCTTCGGCGAAATTCTCCATTGCTTCAACTGCTACTTCCGCCAATATGTAATCCGGGGTATCGTTAAAATGCGCCTCCAAAGAATTACGGTTGATAACCTCGGCAATCTCTTTCAAAAATTTTTCTCTTTTGTTCATCGCTTTATTGATTTTTGGGTTTGTACTCTTGGCACGGCATAACGCCGCACGATTGTTCGCATTTGAACGCCTCGCAATAACCGTTCCCGTTGACGTCCTCGTTTGTAAAGTTGGCGCAATTCCCGCATCCCTTATCGCCGGGTTCTTTCGGTACGCTTACGCCTTTCGGCTCAAACTCCCGGTTAAACTCTCTTTCCGGAAGGATTGCCAATCGTCCGTCCGGTTCCCGGACAATGTAGTACGTTTCCGGGGCGTCAATGAAAATGCCGTTGCCGTCCGGGAACGAATAAACCGCCCGCCCGTTTGGGGTTCTCGGTATCGTCATGGTTCCGCCTCCGGTAAATCTCAACAGGTCGTCCAAATTGTCCCGGCGTACCTGTATTGCGTCAACTTCTAACAACGTGCGGCAATATCGGGTTCCCGCCGTGGCGTCCGGCTCAACTAACCGGGTGCGGATTTGTTCCGGGTATTCCGTCGGGTCGTACTCGACGTTGAAAACAACGGCGGCGTCTAACGTGTGGGTAACTAACAAGCGTTTCCCCAATCGTCCGGCGACTGCCTGTTTTAGTGCTTCAATTGCGTTTTCCTGTATCTCGGTTGTGTCAACCGTGATTTCGTAACGGTCGGGTTTTTCCTCGACCTCCGGTTGGCTTTTGGCAATATCGCCAATCATAACCAACAATTCCGCATCAAACGGGTTTAACTTACTTTCTGTCATGCTCTAATTTTTTATTCGTTCTTACTGTTTTCGGATATGCCAACCGCCAAAATATCGTTTTTCGGTCGGTTCTGTTGTACTTATCGCATTGCCTACCTATTCCGGGGCAATCTTCCCTTTGGATTTTGCAGCGAACGCAACGTTGCGTAAATATTGCGGGGTTGTTGTTGGCTAATCGTGCATCCGCCGCCGTCCATATCTCGGCAATCAATACCATACCCCGGTAAACGCAACGTTCGCCGGGGTTGTACTCTCTGTTTGGGTCGAACGGTTCGGGTTGCTTAACTCTCATTCTTTGCCCGCTTTGTTTACATAGTCAAACAATGCGTCCAAATCGTCCTTTGCGCCTTTTACGCAAATTCGTACCCTATCGCCCCCGGCTAATGCGGTTTCGACAATCTCACAATTATACCGGGGGGCGTTTATCTGTATCATTGCCGCCGTGGTATTCGTTACAAACTCGTTTCTTTCTGCCATGCTCTCGGATTTTTGAAGTAAATTAAATGCCTCCGTTGGTTCGTTCTCGCTTTGACACGCCCCCAACAAAAGCGTTGCCAAAGATAACAATAAAATCTTTGCTTTCATCGTTTTACCTTTCTTTTAATCCATATAAACCGTATGCCAATGCCGACAAACAATATTTTCGCCTCAATATCAACATAACGGTCGTAACCGTTTATTGCATCAATGGATACCCCAAATTGCCAACTATGATATTGCCAATACTCACGGGCGTAAACATAGACGCCGACCCGTCCGATATGAAAACCAATTTGCGCCGTATGTACGTCGCCATTGTTGCGGATAATTCCAACCTGTTTTTTACTCATATCTCCAAATATATTTTTTATAATGTTTTAAACGTCCCTTACAGCAACTAATAATATTTCCATGATTAAAACCGCATCTTTGCGCATCATGTATGCAATCCCATTTCTTTATAAAATTACCATCTAAATCATATTGATAAACGGGTTTTGCATTGTGATTATCTTTTCCGGTTTTCTTAAACCATGTATTTACTTTCTTCATGGTTTCACGTTTATTATTAATTGCTTTTTGATAATTCAAATTTTGCTTTCTCGTACACCAACGTAAATTAGTCGCATCGTTATTGGCTCGGTTGCCGTCGATATGGTCAATTTCCGGTAAATTGTCCGGGTTCGGAATAAAAGCCTCCGCAACTAATCTATGAACGAAATATGTTTTGTTTTTACCATTATCTGATAGTATTACCCGCATATATCCGTTTTTACTAATAGATTGCTTTCGTATCGCACTTTTACCCGTTCCCCGATAATTTACAGACTTTATATTACCTTTGTCTGAAACTTCATAATTAGCGTTTATAAACTTCCAATTTTCCATCTTTTTTTTTGCAAAGATAATATTAAACCATAATACAACAAACTAATACGCTTCTTTTATTTTATTGTATGCCTCTTTATCCAATACCATAACTTTAGGATATTCGACAATACAACCTTTTGTATATACGAGATTATAGATACCCAATTGCCCCTTAATTGGCATTTCAATAACACGTCTTGGGTTGCGCATCAACCACCCGTACCCCTTTGTTATTTTCGCCCTCTTTTCCTTTGGAATCCGGGTGTTTTCCCAATCCTCCGGCGTAAACTCTTTTATCGGCTTTACGTCGTACAACTCAACCAATCCCAAAGTAACGCCGCTTTCCATTCCCGGATAAACCGGGGACGCTGCGGAACATATCAGCACGTCGCCACGGTATGACGTGTTTTTGCTCCGAACTTCAATTGTCTTTTTCCCGTAAACAATACCGTTTTCGTCCTTGTACGCCTCCGTTACCAAATCATTTGCGTATGGCTGTTTTACGGTCAACGCACGCCAACGGTCGTGTTTTTCCGGGTTGTAATCCTTATTGCTGTACTGCATATTTACTTTTTATTTTCGGGTTCCTAGGTTTCGTCGTCGGGTTCCGGGTAATGGATAAATCCAATTTGCCGGACGTTTTGGATTGGCTCGTAAATGATAACGACAACATCGCCGTCCGTCCTTACTCCGACCAATCGGCAATCGGCGGGAACCTCAACCCGTATTTCACTTTTCATTGTTAAACAAATCCCAATTAACAGGGACACAATACCCCGGCAATTCTCCCCGGTCAATCCCCAACGGATTAACAATACTATCTTTCCAATAGATACGGGGTTGTTCCGGGCGTCCCTCCCAATGTTCCGTAATCGTGTCGTAAATTAATCGTATTTCCCGTTTCGGATATTTGCCGCCGCTCTGCAACCCGATTTTATACAGGTCAACGAACGGATACGACAATCTGATTATCCCAATTGCCCGGTCGTACATTCCCGGCGGGATTGGCTCCACGCTTGCAAAGGTGCGGAACCCGTGGCGTTTTGCCCGTGCCAACACATTAACCCGCATCATATTTGGGTCGGCGTTCGGCTCCAATTCGTCGCAACCTGTCAACGTTGGGCCCAAAGCGATACGGGACACGTCCCAACCCTCGGACGCCTCGGCAAAATCAATGAAGCGGTTCAACCCCTCGGCGCATTTGCTCAATATCTTAACCGGGACGTCGTGGCGTTGGCATACGCCGACCGCTTGACGGGTCAACCGTTCCGTTTCCGGCAACAACGGGTCGGTCGTGAACGAAAAGAATAACCCCGTTTTCTGCAATTCCTCCTTATGCGCCAACAATTCGTTTTTGAAAATATCCAAAGCGTATGGATATTTCCGCAACGTCCTTTTCAACTCCGGGCGACTGCCTCCCAATACCTTTGCGCCACGACCTTTGCGCAAATAACAGTAAGTACAACCGTTGGAACAACCGACAAAGAAATTGGCGGCGTTCTCGGCGTATTCCCCGGCTTTACCTTTTGGGCTGTAAATAACCCGTCCGTTTATCGCTCCCATATCGTCCACGGCTTAAAATGGTAAATCGTCGTTTCCGTCTGGGGCGGGTGCATCCGGCACGGGCGGCGGCGGTACTTGCGCCCCGGCCCCGGTCGCTTTCAGGGTCAACATTTCCATATCGGTTGCGACTATCTCGGTAACATACCGTTTGACGCCTTGCGCATCGTCATAACTCTGGGTTCTCAATTCGCCCTCAATATACAGTTTGTCGCCCTTTTTGACGTACTGATTGGCGACCTTTGCCAACCCGTTTTGCAATACGACGTTATGCCATTCGGTACGCTCCGGGATTTGCCGCCCGTCCTTTGTGGTAAAACCTCGTTTCGTGGTTGCCAACGAAAAGGTCGCCACGCAACCCCCGTTGTCGAACTCCTTAAAATCCGGGGATTTCCCGGTATGTCCCATCAAAATAACCTTGTTTACACTCATACAAAAAACGCTTTAATTATCCAAACAATGATACTATACAACGCCCACATATAAGACGCAACCGTCAACGTCACGAACGTGTATAACGCAATTTTAAATCCGGTTTTTGATTTTATTTTCATGTCACTTGAATTTTATGCAATCCAACAAATATTGTTTCTTATTGTCCGACCATCCGGCGGCATGGTTTATCGCTTTTCGGTCGTCGTCGTGTACGAACTCACAAACCCAACCGCCGACGCTTGATTTTTGAACTAATCGAACCAATTTACCAACAATGAAAGAACGCAATTTGTAATAACCCGAATTTTCGCCAACAAACAAAACCCGTCTTTCTGCATTTATTTCGGGCGGATTTTCGATTTGCGGGCGTTTCTCCCTTTCCGGGTACCTTTGTACCCTTTTAAAATCATTTTTGATTGAACGGCGGGAAATTGCCCCGTAATCGGGTCGCCTCTTTTTGATTCTCATTTTTTATATCTCCATTTATAACCCTTATGCAAATTTCCTTTCCCTTTACATACCTTACAAATTGCCGTTGCCGAAAAATTGCCTTTTCGGGCGGCTTCTTGTATGCTAACAAATACATTTACAACAATACCGTTTTTTATTTGCTCAACCGCTTTTTCGTGGTGCGGTTTCGCTTTTTTTCCAATCCATTTAGATTTTGTTATTGGGTTATTCTGATTTTCTTTAACCGTAACCCAACGCAAATTATCTGCATGGTTATTGGCTCGGTCGCCGTCGATATGGTCGATACATGGTTTGTTTTCCGGGTTCGGAATGAAAGCCGCCGCAACTAATCTATGAACACGGAACATTTTCCCGGTTCCATTTTTCCATAAACTAATTATTTTATATCCTTTCAAATATCCGCCTTTCATTAGAAACGCATCCTTTTTTAAGGAACGAACATTGCCATAATTAGAAATTTGATAATGTCCTTTGTAACCCTCAATATCTTTCCAAATTTGCATACTCATTTTTCATTAATTCAATCATTCTCATATTGCCGGAATATATACGCATTTTCGTTTTATCCCCATTCTCCCAACATGAATGATGTTCAAAACATAGTATATTTATATTTCTTGCATCATGCGCCATTTCGGGAAACGCTCCACGGGTCAATATATGCGAACAATAAACGGCGGAATAATTCCGTAACGGCTTTAAACATTCCTCGCATCTGTGCGGCTTATGCTCCCAAACCCACCGGAAAAACCGTTCGTTTGCCTGTGGGATATTCCCACGACCAAAAACGCAATGCCCGAACAATTCCCGTTGGATTTCGACACGCAACCGAATATCCATTGTAAACCGCTTGTAATCCAATAGGGGGCAACCCCCCCTATCGGTTACAAATTGGTATTCTTCCCGGTCTGTTAGCAATATCGGCTCCATTGCTTACATATCCGCCGTTTCGTCCTCTGGGTCGTCCTCGTTAGCCGGGTCGCCGACCTCCGGGAACAATCCGCCCTCCTTTTCCGGTTCTGCGACCAAACCCGGTGCGGGTTCGCCGTCAGCCCCGAACAATTCCAATTGCGCCTTTTTGCCTTTGAACAAAAATGCGTAAACCTCGTTTTCAATGTCCGCAACGATTTCTTCCAATTCCTCCTCAAAACCGAACGTTTCGGTATTGAATTTCAGACGGGGCGAATTTATCGCCGTCTTTTGGTTGTTGGATACCGTGAACAATCCCGTAAGGACAACCCTAACGTTATCGCCTTGACCGGAAAAGGACACGCCCCGAACCTCTATGTTTTTCAACATTTCGTCGGCAAAATCCCGTGATAACTCGCTTTGCTTTTTGGTTGCTTTGAAATCGGACGTTTCAACCATTGAAAGAAGGGACGTAATATTAAAAATCCGTCCCATGATTGGGCGCAAACGGTCGAAACAATCCCGCAAATCCGGGTGTATGTCCTTTGCACTTTCGACGTGGTATTTGTTCGTGTAACTCTCATTGCCGATTGTTTCGGTAACTTCATAATGCACGTCTAACCCGCCGTCCTTTAATGTCTTTACTTTCGACAATGCAAACGCCTTTTCACTTGGTATTAACATAACGTTTGCGGCTTTTTTTTCTTCGTTCATATTATAATATTATTTGTCGCCGGGAATCCGCCCGGCACGATTTAATCAAAATTCGTTTTCGTCCAACAATTCCCGTGTCTTACTATTCGACGGAACCGCCGGGCGTTCCGGTTCCGGGGTTGGTTCCGGGACGGGCCCCCCGGTTCCGATTGGTTCCGTTACCGGGTTGGGGTCGTGGAACTCAATATTGCGCCCGCCTTTGGGCTTTTCCGGCTCAAATTGGGCTTTGAGTTGTTCCGCCGGGTATTCCTTTTGCGCTAACTCAATAATCCCCAAATTAACCAATTCCGGGACGCAACGGCGCAACGCCCTTATGTCCTCTAATGCGTCATGCGCCGGGAATGTTTCGCCGGGGAATAACTTACTATATAATTCCTCTAATTTGGGATATTTTCCCGGTCGCCCGTTTGAATACAATGCGCCGACAAATTTAATAGTTTTCATCATTGTATCAATGCGCTTTCCCTTGTGCAATGCGTCCTCGGCTTTGGCGTCGTAATACTCTTTGCCGCAATAACGCAAAATGTTCGCTTTCAACATCGACGTATCGAAATAAATGTTGTGCGCACATACAAGCGGTGCGGCGGCGGCATCCGTCAAAAATTCGTCGATAACCTCGGCAAACGGTACACCCTCGGCAATTGCCCGTTCGGTCGTTATTCCGTGTATTGCGGTTGTTTCCGGCGGTATCTCGTAATTGTCCGGCTTAATTATAAAACTGCGTTCTTTGTCGCCGAACGCCCACGCCAATTGTACGACGTGCGGGAATTGGTTAAAATCCGCATCCCATTTCAAACCCTTTGCGGGTACTCCTGTTGTTTCGCAATCGAAAAAACAAATGTCTTTTAATTCAAATTTCATACTCTCGTTACTTTTTTATTCGTTAAATAATCGTTTTTGCCCGTCGTCGTTGGGCGTTTGCTCAACATATTTTGCCCGTGTAATCCAAACGCACCCGCAACGCAAACACTTTATCCGGCTGTAATACTTTGGCGTGTATTCGTGGCGAATAATCCGCCAACCCGCCAACGGGTAATTCTTACGCTTTCCGTTACACTTGCAAAACATACCTTACAACGTTCGGGGGTCGTCAATATACGTGTTGTATTCCTCGGCGGCAATCTGTTTGAGTGTTTCGATATGCTCGATTAACTCGGCGTTCGACAATTCCGCCACGGTGCGCAATTCGTGGGAATATTTCCCGGTTTCCTCGTTGGCCCGCTCGACGTACATAATTTGGGAAAACTCCCGCAACCTCCGTTCCGTTTGTTCCTCCGTAAGACGTTCGCCCGTCTCCCAAATGGCGTGTCGGAACGTGGGTACAACATAGTTGAAATAATAGCCTTTCAAAGCCTCGGACGAACCGGGCGACGCAACAATAAACCGGGCAATTATCCGGGAACCTTTCCAACCCTTGAAAAATTCGTTTAATTCGCCCATGTACATTGCCAACCCGCCGTTATTATTTATCGTCCCCGTTGCCGTTATTTCTCGCTTTCTCATCGTCGATTAATTTTGCATTGTGACATTAAACGCTGTCATTCCAACCGCACGGATAAACGCCTGTTCGCTCGACGAATACCCGGTTGCGACCTTATCCAACACTTTGGCGAAAAGAATAACGAAATTTCCCGGTTCCCACTGCCCGGTATTGTGCATACGGTCGATAACGTGCGCCCGCAACCTCGTATTATTCCGGGTCGCATCCTTACGGGCTTTCTCCCGGTCGTTCCAAAGGCTCGTTAATTGGCGTTTCACATTCTCAAAAAACAACGGCATTTTCAACACGTCCGCAATTGTCATTTCTTTAACTTCCATATCGTTTTGTTTAAGGGACGCCGGGGAACCGACGCCCCGGTTAATTACTCGGTTTCGCTGTATTCCTCAATAATTAAATCGTCCTGTCCTCGCTTGACTTCCTCAATAAATCCCTGATACCCTTCTTTCCGGGCTAATTCGATAAGGGATTGCAGACGTTTTGCGCCCAAACTTTCGCCCCTCGCAATGCGGAATACCTTAACGGTCGGATTGCTTGCGATAATCAATTTTGCGGCAACCTCCATTATCTGACTATCCGACACTTTCCCGGCGACAAACGGCACACCGTTTAACTCCAACCCGTCGTCCGTGAACGTCAACCCGGCAATCGGCAATTCCGATTTCGCAATAAGGGTTTCCCGCTCTTTGAGCAAATCCGACAACTTTTTTTCGTGGGTTTGGGCGACCTTTTCGGCGGCGTCCTTTTGCTTTTTCTTCGTCAGATAGTCCACAACCAACGCATTGATTTTGTTGTGTTCCTCGGCTTGTTTGAGGCGTTCGGCTGTATCCAAATTCTCCGGGTTGTTTTCCTCGTACTTTGCCAACCATGCGGCGGCGTTGTTCTTGCGGGTTTCGTAATCGGCTTTATCCGTTTGGATTTGCGCCAATGTTTCGTCGTATTTGTCGGCGGCGGCTTTCGCATCGGCTTTGCTCTTTTTCTTTGCCGCTTCCAATGCCTTTTTTGCCTCGGCAACAATCCGGTCGTATTCGGCTTGGGCTTCCGCCTCATACTTTATTGCGGCGTCAATCTCTGTATTCTTGGTTTCCTCGGCGGCTTTGATACGACCGGGGATTGCCTCCAATTGTTCCGTCCGGGTTTGCAATGCGGTACGCACGGTTTTCGCTTTCTCAATCAACCGGGCGTTCTCGTTTTGTTCCTCCATTAAATCGGCAATGTCGATTTTCTCGGCATACGTTTTGACGTCGCCCGGTTTCAACTGCTTTTCGGCGGCGGCGCAAATGGTCGTGTACGTCTTGACCTCGGCGTTGGCGTCCTTTCTTTTCTCCTTAACGGTCATAACCTCGGCGTCAATCTCGGCAATACGTTTTTGCACATTCTCCGGCAACAATGCCCGGACGTATTGCACTTGCTTTCGGCGACCCTCGGCGGTTTCAGACCACCGGGAAAACTCCACGGCGTCAAAATCCGTATATCCGAAAACCTTTTGCAACATACTTACGTTATCCGACCGCATCCCGGTTGTTTTCTGTTTGATTGATAACGTACCACGGGGGTTGGCTTTGGTAAACCGCAATTCAACGTCGTATTCCTCGCCGTCGTCGCCGACAACCATTTTGGCAAACCCTTTGTCCTCGCCATTACGCAACACGGCGTCCCGGTTCCCGGTCAACAACGCCCCGATTGCCTTTAATAGCGTGGATTTTCCTAACTCATTGTCCCCGGTAATGAAATATACATTACCCTCAAAATCTGCGTTGAACTCCTTAATTACTTGGAAATTCGACAACTCTAATTTTTTGATAATCATTTTATCGCTCTTTTTATGCCGGGGTTGCCCCCGGCGGTTACTACTTATTTGTTTGTTAATATCATTCTTTGGTGTATCATGCTTTGCACCTTGTTAAGCGCATCCCGGTTGGCGTCAACCTCCGACCGGGTGCAATCGGCAATAAAGTTTTCCAAACGCTTATACAGGTCGTTCAACTCTTTTGCCGTCATTGCATGGCGAACGGCTCCCAATTCGTCCTTATCCATTTTTGCAAATTCGTTTAAGGGTTTCCAAATCGCAACGTTTGGGGTCGTCGGCGTTCTTTGTCGCATCAATTAACGGCATATCATTTGTTTTTGCCGTCCAACTTTTACCCGTAACGGGCGACGTGTAAGTTACTTTGTAATGTCCGTACCCGGCAAACTCAAACCGGAAATCGCTGATTGTTGTTTTCGCTCTCATTGCTTTTATTTTTTTAGCATTACCGGGAAAACGCCCGGTCGTTGTTATTTCATGCCACAAAAATACGGGGAATATTTTAATTACCAAAATTTTTTCTTTTTATTTTCGTGTTAGGGCAAAAAAATCCCGATACGGCGCAAGTCGTACCGGGATAAAATCAAAATAATTTCATTTGCGTATCTGTTAAGACGGCAATAACGCCGTCAACTTTTTGTTCCCATGCCGTCCGGGTTGCAATCTTTTCCGGCGTTGGGTTCCGTTCGCACCTCCGTTGGTTGTGGCGCATCTGTTTAACCATGTACGCCAATTCTTCCAACGTTATTTTCGCCGGATTTTCGATTTGCGGGCTTTTGTTTTCGTCTGCCATACTTTTACCCATTCAAACAAAATAATCGAAATACGGGGCTTAAAATAAACGGTCGTGCATCGGGGCGGGCAAATTCTCCAAAACCCAACGGGGGTTGTTGTGCAAAATGTACCGTCCAAAGTGCATTATCAACGTGGCGTCGGCGTTCCACAATGTCGGTTTTAATTCCGGGTACAAATTCCCGGCAACCTCTTTGTATCTGCGTTTTCGCTCGTTCTTTTCTTCTTTTTTTCGTGTCGTCTTTGCTCGCAACTTCAATTCGTTTTGCCATTTCATAGGGTGTACCATGACAAACGGAATGTCGCAAACTGAAATGACTGCTTTCAATTGCTCAAAGTTTGCCATCATCTTTTGTATTCGGTACAATTTACCCATATTTACGCCATCGGCACCCGGCGTTACATCGTCCGGGCGCACGCTCAATTTTTCCAAAAAGACAATTGGCGAACAAATGCTTTTCAAATACAACAAATAGTCTTTGAGTTCGTTTATATCCTTTGGCATTTGTATTGCTGTAATATTTTCATTCGGACGCCATTTAACAATACCCCCATTTGTTCCGGGGTCAATTCCTACTATACAATCAATTTTCATAATTAAAATAAAACTTGCTGTCTTTGAAACTCAATTAATCTTTTCTTTGCTTGTTCATAATAAACCGGGTCTTTTTCAATTATAGTTAAATCAAAGCCCAATTTATGTGCGGCTATTGCATGGCTCATACTTCCGCCGTGTGTATCCAATATTTTTTGTCCGGGTTGCGCATAATGCAATAAAACCCATTCATATAATTTTATTGGTTTTTCTGTTGGATGGAACGTCTTTTGTTTAAGTAACTCAACTCTATTAATAATAATTCGACGTAATGCCCTATCAAAAGAAGTATATGCCAATTCCCCATCGCTCATTGTTAAATTTTGTCCTTTATCCCAAAATATCCATCCCATTGTAGGCTTTAAATATTGAACAAAATAATTTCCTCCAAAAATTACTTGATTTTCTGATACACGAAATAAATTATCAAAATAATCTTTTCCGGGAATTTCATTGTCCCATCCTCTATCTTCAATGAATTTTCTTTTGTGCTTTACATTCTTAGTAAATGTTTCTCTTTGCCCACTTCTATTAATACCGTAGGCGGGTCAACAATTGCCAAATCAAAAGATTTATCATTTTGGGATTGCATAAACTCCATGCAATCCCCGTTTATTAATGTTATGTTTCCACATTTTTCAATTTTCATCTTTATATCCTCCCGCTTTTGTAAAATAACCTATTACGCCAATTATAAAGCAAACAATAAATAATTTCATTTTTTTACAATCCTAATTCAAAAACTAATATTTCAAATCTCCATGCTTCGAAAAATCCTGCTTGTTTTATAAAATCATCTTTTACAGAAATAATTTTATCTGACAAACATCTATAATCCTCGCATTTTCTTAAATCCATTCCACAAACATATTCCATGCCTGCATATCCATTTCGTTTTTTAGGATTATTTCGCACGCTTCTTTATTGTTTCCGGTATTTAATGCTTTTGCTAATTGTACTTTTATTTCCCATTCCATGTGTCATCCTCTAATATTAAATCATTATGTATTCTCATGATATTTATAATATCAACTTTACGTCTAACAACTTTTAAATCCTTAGAAACTGCATTTGTTGCTTGTTGGTATAAAGTAGAATTTTTCACATAATCCTCTTCAGTTATGTATAAAAGATTATATTCTTCTCTAAATTCTACTCCTTCAACTTTAAATACAACTGAGAATAATCCACTTTTTAGCATACTTGAAATCTCATGTAGTTATCAACTTGCATTTCCTCGGCAATCATCCGGTCAAATGCTTTTATAATCTCCTTTTTCCGGACAACCTCAAACGCCGTAAAATCAATTTCCGGGCTTTCGGTTCCTTTCCGGCGAACTTGAAACGCCGTATATTGGTTTATCATTCCACGGGCTACACGCTGCATATACCGGGCAAACGCTTCTTTGCGGTCGTCCTCTTTAACTTGTACATCATCAGCCAACCCGCATTTTTGCAACCATTCATACAAAAACATATCATCAGTTAGCCCCAATATTAATTTCCCGGTGTATTTGTAGCAAAGGAAAATATAACGGTTCCGCCATTGTCTTTGTATCTCAAATTGACGTATTTGCTGCGGCGTCAATTCCTTTTTCGGCTCCGGCAACGCCTTATACGCTTTATGTATAACCCCGTTTTGTTTCCGGCGGTATGCGTTCAATATCTTTGCGAAATAATCGGCGTTAAACTGTTGGTAATGCTTTTTGTCCGGGTTGCCTTGACTGTCTTTCGGCAAATAGTCGTCCAATTCCCCGGTTGTCGCCAACTCAAATGCCAACTTAATATCCGCCAATGTCATTTGCGAATAGTATTTTTTGAGTATATCCAACAACCGGGTACAAATGTACGCCCAATCTTCCGGATTGGTCGGGATTATATACCCGACGTCCATTGCAATAAACCGGAACATTTGCCCGGTTTTCGCAATCAACGTGCCGTCGTCAATATCGGCAATTTGCATTTTCGTTGAGGCGGCGAAAATGTACTTTTCGACCCCGGATAACGATTTGGCAACCTCCGGTAATTGCAACATTTGTCGGCGTATGTCGATTGCTTTTGTACCGGGCGTTGGGTTGTATATCGCCAACGCCACGGATTGCGTATTTACTGTTTCCGGCAAATTTTCCATAATCAATAATCGTTGTTAAGAAATTCCATTGCGCCCGCCACGTTCAACTGTTTTTGCGGGGCTTGGTATTTCGGTTTCAAATGCAATTTCTTTTTCTCAATGTCGCCCCGGATAAAATTGCGTACCGTCGCAATCCAACCCGTGCGGGTTCGCTTAACCCCCTGTTTGGTTTCCGACCAATCGGCGACCGTGTGGAAATAATAAATCAAATCGACCTTTTCAAATTCCGGCGTCGCAAACAGTTTTTCAAACTCGGAATAATCATTTACGCCGTCCGCCCCGAACTTAACCAATTTGTAAACATCGGAATCGCGAAATATGGACGTTCTTTTTTTATCCTTTTCCAAATCTTGTTGTTGTTCCGGGAACAAATCCCCGACAACAGGGTTGGCGGGTTTACTATGATTAGTATTTGGTTTATTTGGGTCATTAGTAATATTAGTATTTATTAGTGTCGGATTTCCCGGGTCGGGTTTTTCCGTATCCGGTTTAACCGTATCCGGGTTTTCCGGTTGCGGTGCATCCATAACCGGATTTTCCGTAAATGGTTGAAAAATTGCTTTGTCGCAAATCTCATAAGCAAACCCCGCAATTGTCCCGTCCGGATTCCTTTGCATAATCTTTGAGCAATACCCGAACTTTTCCAACTCTTTAATACCACTATACAGACTATCCCGACCGTCGGTTGCCCGGTTCGTCAAATCTCGCATATTCAAAACCCAATCGTCCGGCAACATTTGGACGTATGCAATTATTCCTTTCGCTTTCCAACTCAAACGGGTATCTTTTAAGAACTCGTTTGCCATTTGGCAATAATCCCGGTCGTATTTACGCCGGGTAATTGTATTATTCGTTGCCATTGTCGCCGCCCTCCAATTGTTTAACAGGTTCCCACGCTTTGCGCACTCTTAAAACATTGTCCGGGCTTTCGTTCGGAACCAATGAAACAACAGGGAAACGGGATTTGTCGCCGGGCTTTTGGGTCGTGGCAAATTGTACGTTCAAATCAAATATAATTCCCTTACAAAATCCCCGTTCCGCCAACATACCGTCGAACGTTTCCCGGATTTGCGGGATTGTGGACGCCGTGCCTTTTGTGGCGAATTGCCAAACCCCGGCAACCCCACGAACCAACGGAACAATAAAGTTTAGCGTTAATGTAACCTCCCAACCGTCGCAATCGGGTTGGCGGCTCTTTTTGTTCGGGTAACGCTTGGTTATCGACTGCATTAAGTTTGGGTATTTCTCCGTTGTCAACGTTTCGTATTTCTTTCCGTCCCATACTTGGAACGTATCGCCATCGCCCGCCGCAATCAATCGCCCGTCGTCGTCCCGGTATTCGTAACGTTCGTTACATACTTTTGCCGGGTCGTCGTCCGGGAAAACAATTTGTATTGTTTGCGGCTTTTCGCCGTATGCTTGCGTAAATAATCCGGCATACTTTCCCGTTGGTATGAAGTAATCAACGCTTTGCGGATAACCGTTTGCGTTTTTCATACCGATTTTTATTTGACCGACACGGGGCAAAATCAAACGGGATTGTTGCGCCTCCGGTCGTTTTATTCTTCCTTTCATATCTCAATCAAATTTCGGGGTCGTCGTTCAACATCTTTTTCCTACTCTCATTTTTGGGCTTTTTAGGCTCGTTTGCGGGCTTTACTTTCTTTTCCGTGGTATTACCCCGCTTTGCGGTCGTTTTGTCCGTGGTGGCTTTCTTTTCCGCCTCCTTTGCCTTTTTGGGCGCACGTTTAACAATGGTTGTTTTCTTTAGTTCCTTTTCCAATTCTGTTTTTTGTTTTAATCCTTTTTCAATCGCATACGCTTTCATTCTCAATTCAAATGCTCGTAATTCATCACCTTGCAATTTTTCCGCCTCTGAATGTACATCAATATCAGACCACATTTGCATTTCCGAAAAACTTTGAAATGCTCCTTTTACTTTTACATACCCATCAGAACATTTATAAATGTTTGTTGCTATACTATACCAACGGTGTTGGTCTAAATCTAATCCCTCATCAATCAAATTAACGCCGTATGTTTGTGCAATATCTGTGGTATGATACAAAGAATAATTATCATCAGCATTGTTAATTTTATCTATAAAAATTTCACAACTGATTGTTTTTATATTCGTACCATCTGCCTTGACTTTCTCGGCGGCGTCCGTGTTTTCGTCCGGGGTCGCCTCCTTTGGGGCTTTCGTTTTAATCAATTCCGCCAACGATAAGGATATTACGTTTTGCGTTAAATCCGGGGCATTGTCTAACAATACCATGCCATTAACCGACGTAAACGTATTATCTTTCTTTTCGTCCTCAATAGCCGCAATTTCCAATAGATACGGGATTTTCCGTATATTGGGGCTATCCGTTTGTTCTTTCAGATTGTACGACGGACGTTTGCGCCAATCTTTCGGGCTGAAATTGAAAATACGGGTAACGGGGAATTGCTCAAAATTGACGTTCCACATATCCCGGTACATTCCTAATTGTATTTCGCTTTCCTCGTAAAAACCTTTTCGCCCGCTTTTGAAATCGACAATTGCGTTAATCCGGTCGTCGCTTCCAATCTTTGCCCGCATGGTACACGGGCAATCAATCATTCCGGCGTACTTGTAATACGGGTGTACCAACGCAATTTCAACGGCTAACGGTCGTACATCATAATCCAATACGAATTGCGCAAACGCCAATACGTCCTTTTTCAAATCGTCGGCGTAATAAATAAAGTCGTCCGGCAATCGGTAAACCTCAATGTATTCTTTTAGTTTGCCTTTTAGCCCGTCCAAATCATACGCTCGGTTAATCAATAATTCCTCAAATGCGGCGTGCATAAACGTTCCATACGCCGCCCGTTCGCCTTTGTATCGCTCGGCTTCCTCAATGCCTTTGTTCGCAATCCAATTTATAAGGTGCGGGGCTTTGGGTAATGTTTGGGACAATATAGTTGTAACCGACGGGAAAAACTCCGGGTTCCCGGCGTCGTCATATCGGTAATAATATCGGTGTCCCTTGCTGTTTAACTGCCAAACCTTATACGGGGGTTCAATCAATGTTTTTTCGTCGAAAAACATTGCCGTCATTTCCTCAACCGTCAGGCCCGGTATTATCTCAAACACTCCGGTTGGTTGTTCCGGTTGAACATCAACGAACGGGGGAATAATTGTTTGTTGTTCCTCGTTAATCTCCGGGAACATATCCGGGGCAACATTGCCGACGGTTCCCGCAACCTCTTTTACCGGGTCGCCCGGTTTATCGCTCTTTGCTCTCATTACTTGTACTTTTTATATTCTGAAATTCCACATAATACCATTGCGGCGCACATTGCCGCAAATAACAATTGCCACGGGTTCCAAAATGCGCCAATCAAACAACATAACCCCAATGCGCCAAACGTAACAATTAGGGCTTTCGCTTGAAACAACCCGGAAAACATGGTTTCGGCGGCGGCTTCCAACCATTCGATAAACTTACTTTTCATTGTTTCCGCCCTCCATGCCAAACAGGTAATCCGCCGTACAATCCAACATTTCGCAAAGAATAACGACCCATTCCGGGACAATCCGTTTGGTCGTGCCGTTACATAAATTCGTCATATTTACCTGTTGTGCGCTCTCGCTTGCACCCTCAAAAAGACGGGCGGCAATGTCTTTTTTCAAAACCTTTTTCCCGTTCGCCTCGGAACGGGCGATTGCTTCGTTTACTCTCAATCTTAATCCCATAACTTAAATTTTTTTTGTTAATAACTTGGTTCGTTGCTCTCTTTATATCCGCAATTGCGGCACGTTTTTTCCTCCCAAATCGGGCTATATTCCGGCGGGGTCAAATATCCGTCGCCTCCGGTACGTCTATACTCGCCGTCTGTAACCTCCATTTCCCCGCCACACTCCGGGCAATCATCGTCGCCAATCAATACACATTCCAACAGGGCGTCCAAATGGACGGAACGAACCGGATAAATACCAATTGCCCGGATAACGTCCACCATTTCCACAACGGTAACATCCCGTTCGTAACAATCGGCGACCGGGAACCCCCAATTGTCGCTTATGTTCTCGATAATCTGTTTGTTGATTAACTCCGTAACGATTGTTTCGGATACTTGGTTGGCTGTTTTCCCGCTTTCGGTCGCCAACATCTTTAATTGCTCACTTTCTTTTATTTTCATATCATTTCCCGGTATCCCTCCGGGTAGGCTGTTAATCTTTTGTTCTGCAAAGGTAGAAAGATTTTTTTAATTACCAAAAATATAATCTTTGTTTTGCGAAATCATTTTTGCCGGGTGCGTGAAATATCCGGTTTTTAACCTACCTTTGCAATACCGCATTACCAAAAATCGCTCTCGGTTACTGCGTACCGAACCCCCGGCGTATCTGTTACGTCCGGGGGTTCTTCTTTTCCAACGCCATTTGCGCCGCACAATAACAAAATCGGTATATATCGCCATAATATCCCGTTTGGTTGGTTATTTCCTCAATAACGCCCGCCGGATATTCCCCAAACGCCACATATTCGTATTGCGTTGGGTCTAACTCCAATGCGAACTCAAACGTAATGTCAATATATTTGTCCCCGACCCGGTTAAATGCGTGGTCGATTGGTATAAATGCGTTCGTTTTGCCCTCAACGTATTGCACTCGGTCGGGAAATAACAACGTCAGCAAATGCGCATTTTTATAACACCCTTTGACTACCGGGCGAACCGTCCGGCGTATCAATTCAATTTCCCGTTCGTCGAATACGTCCGCCGCTTTTACGACCTCAACACGTTTTGCGACGGCGATTGTATCGGTAAAATATTGTCTTTGTCGGTCGGGCAAATCCAATCGTAAGAACGCCCGCATTTCCTCAATAATTACGCTTTCCATATTCTTGTTTTAATCATGTATTCCAAATTCGCAATCTCCCCATTGGTCGAAATCCGCCCCGTCATAACTAAACGGGTAACGTTCTGTTTCCGGGCAATCCGTCCAACATTGACGCCGGACGTTATTTATTGCAACCCGTTTCGGATTATATCCCGGCTTTTTCTTTTCCCTCAATTGGGCGGCGCAACTCTTACAACAACAACGCCCCCAACCCCGGCGCAAATTGCGGGTATCGGCGTTGTACTCTTTGCCGCAATTATCGCATTTCCTTTTTATCGTTCCCATAATCTTAACCCTTTATAAATCCCTTAAATGCCAAATGGTAAACGTCGTATTGTTGCCCGGTAACATAAAATTCAATCATTCGGTCGGGGTCGCCAACGTCATTTACTGCAATGGTCGGGTATGGTTCCCCCGGCAATTGGTTAAAACAGTCCTCAATTTCCCGGTATCCCTCCGGGAACTCCGAACGGTCGGCGGCAAAAAACCGGGTTAAACTCTCTTTTATCCGGTTCAACATTTCGTCCCCGTTGGGTTCAAAATGCGCTTTTATTTTATCCTGTCGTCTTAATGCAAATCGCATGGTTAATAAATACTTTTTTGAAACGTCCACGACCTTTGCGCACGTTTCGGGGTTAAACATTCCAATATGCGTATATTCCGGGGGTAATCCCAATTGGTCGGATAACCATTTGTACGCCTCCCGTCGCTTCATTAGTCCACGTTTGTACAACTCATCAAAATATCGGTGCGCTTCAATCTTACATCGGCGCAACTCGGCGTTTGCCAATCGACCCTTTGCCCGGTCGGTTCCCTTATGAACACCCACATACGCCCCGCATTGGGGACAATAATAAATCATTCCATAATCAACGCCGTAAACCTCAATACTATTTTTGTACTCGGTCGGAACGTGGCAATACGGGCAAATTCTACCGCTCAATATTTCCCGTTGTTCCTCTGTCAATCGTATATCCATAACAGGCAAAGCCGGGGTTATTCCCCCGGCTGTAAATATGCGATTGCGTTTAATTCTTTTTGGCGTTCGGTCGCCCAATTAACATTGCGGGCAATCCATTCGTCGGCGGGGTTCTCGGCAATCCATTCTTTCCGATAAGACGGCACAAAGTACGCAACTTGCTTTTTATACGCCCGTTCGGGGTTTGCCAATATTTCCGTCGTGCGGCTCAACCCTTTGCCGTGGTCGCCTTTGCCGATTAAGTCCAACCGCCCAAAATAAAATTCGCCGTTGGCGGTACACGCCACATAATCACGGGCGGACGTTCTTGTTGAAATAACGTTGCCTTTTTCGTCGGTAACGGTGTATTGATACTTTTTGCCTTTCGCTTTCTTGCTCAAAATATACTTTGCCATAATCTTTGTTATTGTGCCGGGGGCGAACCCCCGGCGGGTTATTATCTTATTTCGTACAAACTCAATGAATTTTCGCACAATACCCACGTCGGGAATTTAGGGTTTTGCAGATAACAAAGGTTATCTAATGCCGCCCGGCTTGTATAAAACCACAACCCAAATTTTTTGCCGATAAAATACATATCGTTTACCCCTGTTTCCCGGTATTTCTCCGACAACATTTGTTGGCCGTAAATGATTGACGAAAATTTAACTTTGCCGTCTAACTTGGTTGCAATCTCGGCAATGTCCGTCGCCTGTGTTCTTTTCTTTGTTTCCATATTTGAAATTTATTTGGTTCCGGGAACCCGCCCGGTCGGATTAGTAATAATAAAAGGATATTTTCAAACCCCGGCGCAACTTACAATGTTCGGCGTCTTTGACACAACGGAAAGCACGGCGCAATAATTTGTTCGCCATTTCAACGCCTACTAACTTAATCAAACCGGAAACGCCAACCAACGTGTTAATCTTTTTGCCGTTGAACAAGCCGTTTACTTTGATTTTGAAAGTACGGTTAATTTCTTTTGTTGTATATTCCAAACCGTTGTAAATATCTTCGGGCTTCATTGTGTCGCTCTTTTTGTTGCCGGGAAAACGCCCGGTCGTTTTATTAACATGGCACAAAGATAGGGCATTTTATTTTAACTACCAAAAGAATTTTCTTTTATTTTCGATTTGCGGACAAAAAACGGTTCTTTTGGCTCCCCGCAAAGTTATTTTTGGCGAATTTTCATTTTAAGCCACTTTATTTGCCGGGGTGGGACTTTATCCATTCAAACAAAATAATCGAAATACGGGGCTAAAAACGGGCAAAAACAAAAACGGGGTTGCAACGCTTGGTTACAATCCCCGTTTCCCGGTATTATGAACAATAAAAGTTACTTTTCTATGGTTACGAACTCAACGCCCAATATTTTTGTTGCCGGGTTTTTGCTAACTACATCAATTTGCCGATTTTTGATTTTCTTTGTTTTCCATAAAAAACCCAACCAACGTTTGTATTGTACCGTTTCGACAATCAACAGACTATCCCGGTTTATATGCGCCCCGGTAAATTGTCCGTCCGGCGTGGCGCATCCGTGCAACTCAAACCACGGTTCGACAATATCGACGCATCGTAAAACGGTCGTAACCGTGTCGCCGGGCAAATATACAACACTATCCCGGACGGTTGCCCGCAATTCGTTGATTGTTTCCATTTGGGTTGTTGTAACCCGTTCCAAATCCCGGTTCTTTGTCTGCAACGTCTTTATCAACTCCGCATCGCTCGCCCGGTATTTTTCAAACTCTGACAATTTCAGTTCCAAAACCCCAACTTTGGCGGCGTTCAAACTATCTTTCGTTTGGTATCGGGAAACTTCCTGCAATAACGTTTCCGTGTTGGTTCTGTATTTGTCCCTTTCCCCGGTCAACGTATTAATCCGGGAACGTTGCACCCATATAGTGACAACGGCGGCAACCGCCAAAGCAATTGCCGCTATTATTAAATATTTTTTCATAAGATACGTTTTATCGCTTCATAATGAATTTTTGCAATACGTTCACGCCCGGCGTCTGACAACATAAAACGGCAATCTTTTTCGGTATCCATGAAAAAGTTTTCAGATAATACCGCCGGGCAAACCGTATGTTTCAGAATGTAAAATTGGTTTTCTTTGTCCGGGTCGCCGTCGGTATGGTCAAAGCGCATTTTCCAACCATCCGGGGCAAACTCCTTTTCTGCCTCATTACAAAGGACGGTTGCAATTTCATCGGCTTTCGTTTCGCCGACGCTTGTATAACATTCCCATCCGGTGCCACCTCCGGCGTTCCCGTGTATGCTAAACAATACGGCGTTCTGCCCGCAATCGTCATATATCACGTTAGCACGGCGGCAACGTTCCGGTAATGATACGTCGTTGTCCTCCGGTACCAAAATTTCAAACTTTATTCCCTCCGCTTTCAACATCGCCGCAATACGGCGTACAATATCACGGTTAAACTCCCATTCTAACAATTGGGAACCGTCGCCCCAAATGGGGGAACGTTTTCCGGCGCAATCCACGCCGTGACCTCCATCAAGAATAATTACTTTCTGTTTCATAACTCCATTTAAAATTTTTATTGTAAATGGGGACGGGCTGTTGGCTTGCCCTTTCGGTCGGTTAATTACTCCGCCTATCCCCGTTGCAAATATAATTATTTATTTACTCATTTTCTTTTTTATGGGGCTTTTCGCCCCGGTTATTATTCATAAAATTCTGTTGCCCCCTTTTCTAACTCATCCGGTATAAACGGCATACCTACCATTTCTTTGAAGTTTACAATAACCTCAAACAAAGGTTTTCCGTCTGTTCCGCTTTGCAGATAAAAGCCATCATCAATATTTGAATTAGCCAAAAATCTAACTGACTCGCCCTGCTGAATTGGGAATGATATACTTTTAGACTGAATGTTCTTGGCAATCTTTCTGTTTGCTTCAATGGTTGTTGAATATCGGCTGTTTGGAACTTCCGTTAATGAACCATCCGGCGCAACCTTTACAGCCCAAAAATTTGCCTCATTCATTGTGCTTGTTTCGTTGTATGCCTGCCCGGAATACTGAATTGTTATAATTCCGTCCGCCTCTGCCAATAAATCTCCTTGAACTTTGTTAGGGTCTGACGCTCCGGGGTCTGCCCATGCGTTATTATTGCTAACCAAAGCCAAACCCTTTTTAATGCCCAAAGGTATATTTCCTGCGGTCTTGTTATACGTATATCGGTAACTTGCATCGCCTGCCGGGGTCATAACAACAAATTTTGCATAGTCTTTCTGATATTCCAAATATTTTTCCGAAATATGCGAACTATCTGTTACTACCATTCGATTAAACCACGGGGTTATATCCCCCTCAAAATCATTCAGTACCATATTGGTTGGCGTTTGTGATTCAGTAGGATATATAATAACCGCAAATTCTACTGCATCAGCCGGAACAACAAAAGTTTTGGTTGCCTCGTGGATTCCGCTTACTACATCTTCCGAAATAAACAATCTGTCTGCAATGCTCCATCCTGCATTAAATTGCGGTTGGTCATTGTTAATACTAAGTAATTCCGGGGACGGTGCGACCGCTTCCGTTCCGGTGTACTTCATCAAAGCAACAACAAAAGAGTTTTGTTTATCCGTAATCTTAACCGTTGCTTTATAATTTTTCCCCTTAAGTACATGGGTATCAAATCGGCTGTACTTCTTAAACAAAGAAAATACGGGTAAATCCTTTCCGTTATCTTTTACAACCAACTGATTGTTTGAAATACTTACTTTTGCGGCTGTTTTAACAGACAAATATGTATTATCGCCGAAATACATTACATCATTATTGACGTCAATTTCCGGTTCGTCAAAAACCAAAGCCCTTGAAAGGTTCAAAGAGTTGTAACCGTAATATTTATTATTCATTTTGATTTGATACCCGGTAAACGCCATAAATGCTAACAATGCCTTTCCGACTCCATAGTCTTTGCCTACTGACTGAATCAACACACATGAATTTGCCCCAATAGACAATAATTCTTCATTCGGGAAATTGGTTTCTATACGCAAATGAACATCAGTAAATGCCTTTGCTTGACACTCTCCCAAATACAATTCTTTGCGTTGTTTGTCGCCTGCTTTATAGTCAATCTGAACCGCCATAGGGTTGCCGTTTACATCTAATAACGTTTGGTCGTTATCGTCAGCAAATTCAAGTCTAACCCAACCGTCCTGCGTAATTCTGTTATCCCCATATTGCGTTGGCTCAATATACAAGCCAATTAAAAAGGTTGTTCCTCCGGAAATATTTGGGCCGTCTTGTGGGTCAATATCTTGTATAACAAAAGATTTCTTTTTCATATCTTGATATACTGACATACCGCCCTTAACTTTCAAATCAGAAAACCACAAGCGGGATTTTGCATATTTAGAATTTACCAATTCATCATTACCTAACATTGCCAATATTCCCTCTGCATCTTTTCCCGGAACAACGGATAAATCAGCCTTGAAAATCGGGTCTCCATCGGGTGTTTGTCCGTTTCCCATTTGCGAAATACGAACCGTTCCATCCATACTTCCGACCTCTGTTGCTTTAAATGATTTTTTTGCTATTTTATCATTAAACAAAAATGGAACATTTCCCAAATTTACATTTGCTTCGTCTGTATCACTATCGTATTCAATAAAGAAAGGTTTTTTAAATCGTAAATTCTTTGTCTGCAACACAATATTTCCCTGCTCATCGCTTGTTGTTAGGCTGCTATCAATAGTTTTATACCACGGAATAAAATCCCACGTATTTTCGTTCTGAATAGGCAAAAAAATACCTGCAATCCCATTGCTTGTAACGGTTATTGGTGTATTTGCCCCATCAATACTTTCTCCGGCTGCCGGGCTAATTATTGCCTTGTAATTGGCTGCCCCCGGTTCTTGTATAAGTTCCAAAATGATAATTCGGTTATCCGATACGGGCGGCAATGTCTGTTGAATTGTTTGGTTGTTGCTCATCTGATAAACCAACAACAAAGTTGTACTTTTGTTGTACGGGTCTGTATTCAGATTTACCCCCTTTTGTACCTCTTGGCGGTTGGCATAGAATAACGCCTTAATCTGCTCGTTTGTCTTTCCTGCTGTTGCCGGGTGCGCTGTTTTAGACAATGCAATAAAAGCCGCATTTTGCTTAATCATACGGTCAAACTCTGTTGGGCTTATTGGGTTCTTTGCGTCTGCCAATCCTGCTGCTAACCCTTTTTCTTTCAATTTTGCCAAATCCACATCTGCCAAATCGTTTTGGGCAAAATTTGCGTCTTTCCCCTTTTGCTCAAAGTCTTTGTTATCTACATTTGACAAAGTATTGTCAGCAACCGCCAAATTTGCTAAAACTGCCGCAAATGCCGGGGTTTTTACATACTTATCCAAATAATCTTTAATCCATTGTTCGTCCGCTCCTGCCGGAACCCACGGAATTTGTGCTGCATCATTAATTTCTATTGGCAAATATACATCAACCCACATTGCGCCCTGTCTATCTGAAAGGAATGTACCTTTCTGAACCACTTCAACGCCCAATTTCTGTTGGTTCTCTGAAATGTATGTTCCGGTTATTGCTTTTGCATCGCCCAAAAAAGTTTGCGTATAAACCTGCATTTGCCCCAAACCCAAAAGCGGAACGATATTAAACAACAACATATCGTTCTGAATCTTACAATTGGTGCAAACCCCTTTGTTTACCTCAAATTCAAACGGCTTACCGCTTCCGGTAAAAATCGAACCTTTGACGTGTACGGAATCCGCCTTAATTGGGGCGTTGTTTTTATCCCGGAACATCATCATTAAAATTTGGCTGCTGCCCGCTGATAATTGTTTCATTCCTGCCATAATAATAAAATTTTGTGGTGCGGATTGCTCCGCACCGGGTTAAACATATTACTTTGTTTATTCATCTTTTTTCTTTTTATTGTTTTTGTCGGGGTCGTCCCCAAATTCTTTTTCCAATCTTTCAATTATCGGTTGCAAATGCGACGGTAACGCCCTTGTAAACTCCAAACGGATAACATGGTAAATAATACGTAATGCCAAATTCCGGGGGTACGCAATAATCAGATTGCGGAACGCATTTTGCAAATATACGTACATAAACACATAAGTAAGCGATTTAACAACGACAATTGCCGCTTGGTCGTCGCCGCAATTTTTCATAATGATAAAAATCGCCTCCACAATAAACAGATACAAAAGCAATTCGCACAATGCGTTTTTAAACTTCCGGAACGAAAAGTTTTTGCATCGCACAATCGCCACGCCGTCCGCCCTCATTCCCGCCCAAATATTGAACGCAAACATTACTACTAACGCATAAATAAAACCTTTTGTCGGTGTCAAATACCCAAATAACGGGCTAACCGTGGAAATGACTATTATACGCCATTGTTCCCAATTAGATATTTTCTCCATATTATTTTTTTTTATACATTTAACCATGATACATTGTTTCCCGTTGATTTATTCGATAACATAAGATGTCTTTTAAATTCTTTTGAATTAAGTTCGGGACTTCCTCCTTTATAATCAATTTTCACTGCATCATCCGTATTTCCTTGCCATGCGAAATTACACCCAATAAATTCGAATTCGCAGAAATCTATCATCGCATCGGAATCATTCGCCGACCAATCTTGTATATATATTGGTTCTCCGGTTTCAGAAACAAACATACAATTCCAAAATTTTATTATAGATTTTTGACTTTTACTCAATACTTCGTTAGATGTAGTGTTATGGCTATACCATGCATGCGTATCTCCACTTATTGTAGGGTCGTCAACCGTAAGTCTTTGAATAAATACGCAATTACGGAAAATCATTTCATAGTTTTTTCGTGTACCAACTCCCCAACATGCGTTAGAATTTGAATCGAATATACAATTATCAACTACAATTTTATTATCAATATTATTATCTCTATCACTATGTACACAATACGCAGGTTTTTCTGTCGTTCCACCGTCCTCAATTACTGATAAATTGGTAATAAGCCCACCACTTATCTCGATTGGTGGTGTATCATAATCTCCGCTGCTATCTTTTATTATTGATAAAATCGGACTAATACCAATAATTTCGTAATTTTCAAAATTTTCAAATCTTTTAGTGGTCGTTTCTTTACCAATATTATAATAATTATGTGCTTTTATTTCGTTATTTAATCTTTTAATTGTAATAGTTTGGTCTTTAATCAATTGTATGTTCGGTATAATAATATCCCCCCCCATTACTTTAGCATTTACATAAAGATACTTGGAATCATAAGGCAATTCAATATCATGTGGTATTGTATCAGAGAAAAGAAACCTTTCTGTAATACCGCTTGCAAATGGTAATGGCGCATTATTAGTTTGCGTAGCATTATCTTTTAATATTGCCCCACTAATATTTACTGAACCTCTATTATTTAATACTCTGATTTTATTGTATCCTTCCACATTTATTTTAACAACCTCGCACGCAGTTGTATTATCATTTTGCCACCAATATGTAGAAGCAATCAGCGCACCTTGTATCGTTTCGTCATAATCATTATAATCCGTCAACTCTTTATTATCAATACTATTTTCATTTTCGATAAATTCAGCCCCAATATAATAAGGTTTTACATCATTACCATTACCATCATTTATGATAATTGATACATATTTTGTATCTTGTGCTATTTCAACAACTTTATATTCTCCCAACTCTAATTTTGTTAATTCGGTGTTTGGAGTAATATTTGCATTTTGTCCACTTTTAATATTCAAATCTG